TAGATGAGGATACCATGTTTGCGAAAAGCCTTCACTACCATAGTTAGCATCTGTGACTTGATAAAATCTTTTTAGTGCTACTGGAAATTCTACAGGATTATCGTCTAAGGGATTGTAATCTAGTAAGTGGGGTAGTTCGATAACATCACCTACCATTAATTTTCTACCTAAGATATCGATCATGTCATTGTAATGCACGTTGATAAAAATAGTGTCATTACTTAAAAATAAACCAAACTGACTTAGATCAAAGTCTAAGTTTTGTACGTTGTAATGGCCCCGTAATCGATAAATATCCTTTTCATATTTTCTATCTCTATTCTCTAAGAATAGCAAGTCTTGTATGTTTGTAGGATCCATTGAACTATATTCAGGTTGTGTAAAATCATTCGACGGACCTTGATCCAGCGGTCCAGCATACTTGTGAATATATAGATCAGTACCGCCCACAGTCAACTGTTCAGAAATACTTCTGTCTAAAAAACGGTAGTCGTTTTGCTTCTGTTCCCGGTATAAACTTAATCTTGGCATATATATATTTATCTCAATACAATGAGACGAAGAATTTGGGTAAATAAAAGGTTGAAGCAAAAAATTATTTAATGTATAATGCAATCACTAAGTATGAACATTAAATTCATTAAGGGGCAAAATGGCTAGACGAAAACAAAAAACAGTTTACTTGACACCCGAACCAGATTGGGAAAAGCACAAGGAAATTGTAGACGAAGAGGAACGCAACAAAGCATTCCAAGATTGTCAATATTTTATTCGTACAGAAATCAGTGATAAGAAAAGACTGACTGAATTTAAAACATGGATCAAAAAAGAATCTGGGTGGCCTACAGAAGAAATCGAAGTTATTCTTAGAAATCCAGATTGGAACTTCAATTCTACCGGGACAACTGTATTTTTCTTAAACAAAGTTGGGTACGCACCACAAAGTCACTGGGATCATATCACTAAACTCAAAGACGAATGGCTTGTAAAGGGAGCCAAGATTGCTCAAGTAAAAGAAGAAAAAGCAAAAGACAAACCCAATCGTCCTTCTATACAAGAAATCATGCTTGGCAAGTTAATGGAAGCAGGTGGAGAAATCGATGGTATTTTAGATCAATTCTTTGAAGACGAGATCAAAATAGATGCCAAATTTAATACAGCAATCATGCGAGTGTTAAACGCATACAATCCTTTACCCAATCATATACCTCAACTAGTCGATAGTTATACAAAAGAACAAAAAGAATTCAAAGAAGTTATTGAAGGTAAAGATGAACAGTTAGTTGAAGCATATAATCATTTATCTAAGAGAAAAGTCAAAAGTATCATAGTTGCATATGATAATATGATTGGTGTACTGAATTCATATCAGGCTCTTAAGATTAAAAATAGAGCAAAACGTAAGACTAAGCCTATCACTCCTGAGAAAGCAACACAAAAGTTGAAGTATCAAAAACGTTTTGAATGTGAAGTAACAAAACTTAAACTAGAAAGCATTAGACCAGCAGAACTTCATATGTCTAAAGAAGCATGGTGTTATGATACTGCTAAACGTAAACTTCATCATTATATCGCAGAAGAAATGGCAGGAGAAATGTTTGTTAAAGGAAATACATTGTACGGATTTGACAAGTCCAAGAGTGCAATTAAAACACTACGCAAACCCAAAGAACAAATAAAAGAAATTATGGGCAGTAAGCCCGCGGCACGTAAATTCTTTGATTCTATCAAAGCAGTAGGTGTTCAACCCAAAGGTCGTTTCAATGACCAAATGATTATTTTAAAGGCGTTTTAATAATATGGCAAATTATATGTTGATTGCGGGGTGTAGTCATGCCGCCGGAGCGGAAATTCATGGGGACTTATCAAGCCCAGAAAATCGTCAGGCAAGTTTTGGTAACCAACTAGCAAAAATGATGGGCCATACTCCTATCAATATTGCAAGAAACGGTTCCTCTAATGGCGCTATACATCGTAGTGTACTAAATTGGTTTACACTTAACCAAGATTTAGTGTCAAATAAAGCAAACAATCTTTTTGTTTTGGTTAACTGGGCAGAGAGTTGTAGAATAGAAGCACCCGTCCCGCATGATGTAGGTATCAACCAGGACACTTGTGCTGATTGGGCAGACCCGTCATTTCTAAATTCAGTTCAAGTAAATGCAATGACAGATCCACATCATGTTGCACCACAAGAAAAAGAACAGTTTTTAACAGCACAAAGATTTTTAGTATATTCAGAGATTTATACTGAATGTTTAACTGCCAAAGATGCTTTATCACTGCAATACTTTTTTAAAGCAGAGGGTATCAGATATCTTATGACTAACTCGGGCATCGCATTCAATAATCGCAACATGAAATGGTTAAAGCCATATCTATCAAAAATTGATGCTACACGTTATTACATGTACAGACACAATGACTACGGCTTTTATGAAAAGTATAAACAAGCAGGAATGATGAATCCAAATGCTAAATATGGTCACCATGGAGCAGACGCACATCTATCCAGAGCCACTGATTTAAACAATTATATAAAACAGAAAAACATTTAGACTGATAAATACTAGAAATAGGAATTTATCAACATGGCATCAGAAGAACTAGCAGTACCAAACGGCGAAAACCTCGAACAACTCAAAGAGAATATGTTTGATCAGGTTCGTTTCAGGCTGGGCGATGGCATTGTAGACTTAGAATTAGATCCAGAACACTACGAAGCGGCATACAACTTTGCAGTTAAAGTGTATAGACAACGTGCTGAAAACTCAGTGCAAGAGTCCTATACTTTATTAACAGTAGAAAAAGACCAAGATACTTATACATTACCAACAGAGTTTATTAATGTTAGGCAATGTTTTAGAAGAACAATTGGACTTGAAACAGGACCAGGAGCATCATCTTTCGATCCGTTTTCATCTGCTATCTTAAACACGTATCTGTTAAACTATAACTATGCAGGTGGACTAGCAACGTATGACTTCTATGCAGGGTATGTAGAATTAGCCGCTAGAATGTTTGGTGGATTTGTTATATACACGTTTGATCCAGTAACTAAAACAATTAGATTTGTTAGGGACTTTAAAGGATCCGGAGAACAGATTCTTATTTGGGCTGATATTCAACGCCCAGAAACAACTTTATTACAAGACCCGGGTATTGCACCTTGGCTAGAAAATTATGTGTTAGCAACATGCATGATTACTATAGGTCAAGCACGTGAAAAATTCTCAACTATCGCAGGTCCCGCAGGTGGAACTGCTCTTAATGGTGCGGCAATGAAGGCAGAGGGTCTTGCGGCACAAGAACAATGTCATAAAGATTTACGTGACTACGTAGACTACTCACAACCTCTCACTTGGATTCAAGGCTAACCTATATTGCATGACGATTTCTAGTTGTCAGTTCACAGATACCATTTGGTCTATTAATGTAGAGTGCGGACATGATCGTAATGTGCCCTTCAATGGGAATGTCAATTCTATTGGCCGTTACAAAACACAAAATATCGAACATCTGATTATTAGTTTTATGTTGTATGAACCACAAGTTGGGTGGGATTACACCACGTTTACAAAACAGACACTAGAATATTTACATACAAGCCAAATGTTTCCTAATCTGAAACATGTATATCTATTGCATGAAGGTACCAGAGTTAACATAAATGAATTGCCAGATCATTACATGGTGTTTGGTCATAATCCTAGATATTTTTTATTAAGATCCGAAGGAACCGAAGAAAGAAGTCATGGATTAGACACAACTAGAGATTGGAGTAAGTCATTAGATAAAGAAGATCAGAAAGCACTGTGGTTGATAGGTGATATTACAGGTAGAGTTCATAAACTGCCTTTGTTGTATCAATTCTTTAAAGAAAACACACTTGATAGATTAGATTACTCTTTGACAAACTCGTTAAATCCGTATGGTGCATTCAAAGATTCTATATCACAAGATTATCAACCAATATTAAATGGTATCGATGAAGATTTAAATTTAGAAGATTTAAAAAAAATTTATAGTCAACTAGAACGAACATTACCCGGTGATTCGTTTTCTGAAGTAATTAAAAGTGGTAAAGTAAATAGTTTTGATGTTGCTAATTATCTTTTCCCTGACGAATGGAACAATGCATCATTAATCGTTATGCCTGAAACATGGTTTGACAATCCTAATCCCGCTCATTGGTCTGATGACTTTAAAGGTATAACAGAGGATATGGAAGTTCGCCCTTTTTGGGAACATGATATTTACTCTACTACAGAAAAAACTTGGAAACCTATTGCAACTAAAAAACCTTTTATGGGAATTAGTAAATTCGATCTACAAGAAAAAACATTAGAAGGATTAGGATTTAAAACATTTAGAAAATATACATCTGAACCAGACTTAATTAATAAAGATATTAGTATAAGTGAATATATTTCTATAGCACACAAAAGAATAACTTCCTTTTTGGATCATGCAAAAAGTTACAGACAAGGCATCATTGAAGATATTGAATTCAATTATAGACATTGGCAATATGTATTAGACCAAGAATGGCAATTGCTATATCGATCTTGTCCTCCATTAAAACATGTACCCAAACATAAAATCTTACGACTTTGGGTCATGCCCTGTGACCCTAATATACATTTAAGTCCAGACGAAAATTATTCTGGGAAAATTGTTAAATGAACATTTTAGTTGTCGGAGATAGTTGGGGTTATTACTTCGGTGAAATACAACACAAATACTGGGCTTCCGCTTTCGACTCATCTCACTGGCCAAAATATGATGATCATCAAATTTTCAACTGTTCCCACTACGGTGGCACCAATCTACAAACTCTTAATGAAGGCAGGATTTTTTTACTATCTAAATTCAAAGATATTGATTTAATTATTTGGTTTTATACTGAGTTAGGAAGAGAAGAACTTCTTCCATTGTACATTCCACATTATGCAAAAGCACGTTTTGGAACTGAAAATGTTTTAGATACCCTCGATCGGTTGCACATTGAAGTTAACAAGGCAGTTTCTGAAATAAGAGATATATGCCCAAATGCTAAATGGGCAATCGTAGGTGGACATGCATCACTATATAGACCAGATGACTATAATTGGGCAGATTTTATAATTGAAGATTTGTTGTCAGAAATTGTAGGCTATAAGTTACCTACATCACATTTTCAAAGTTTCGATTACTATAATAACCCGTTCAAAGATAAAAATTTAGATATATTAACAAGTGAAATGTCTAAGTATGAAAATATTTTGTCCGCGAAAAAAGCACTCCCGAATATATTTGCAGATGGAGTGCATCCTAACGGGAATGTTATGCGTCATTTTGCAATAGATAAAATATTAGATTATTTTTCCAAAAACACTTGACATTCTTTTATAAACCCTGTATAATATTATTACTTTACTACAGGACTATCCAATATGATTATAGGTATTACAGGACTTATCAGCAGTGGCAAAGATACTGCGGCTGATTATCTTATAAGATTTCACGGCTTTAAAAAACTGAGTTATGCAGGTCCCTTGAAGGATTGTGTCTCTGCTATCTTTGGCTGGGACAGAGAAATGTTAGAAGGCACTACTCAATCTAGTAGAGAGTGGCGAGAAGAAGTTGATGAGTGGTGGGCAAAACGATTAGATATGCCTCATTTGACTCCCCGTTGGGTCTTGCAGTATTGGGGAACTGAAGTAGGCAGACGATCATTTCATAATGATATCTGGGTATCATCTATTGAAAATCAATTACGTAAAATAGAAGATAACGTAGTCATTACTGATTGCAGATTTAAAAATGAAGTAGAAGCAATTAAAAATGCAGGTGGAACTACACTCAGAGTCAATCGAGGAGAACAGCCTACCTGGTTAAATGATGCGGTAGATTATAATTATTATGAAAATCCTCAAGCATTAGCAAGACTAGTCGATCTAGGAGTTCATGCTAGTGAGTATAGTAGTGTTGGATTAGATTACGATTATCAAGTTGACAACAATGGCACAATTGATGACTTACATAAACATATAGAGTTAATAGTCAACAGTTAAATCTCCCCTGTGCCACATTACATGTTTTCTTTTTACGACTTCAATACAATTTAAACATATTGTTCTTAAGTTTGTGAAGTCTGTATTCTGCGGTCTTCCATCTATATGATACACTACCATTTGCGTAGAGTATAAACTTTTAAATCCACACAAGAAACATGTATCTTA